CGGCTCCCCTGATCCGCAAGTAAGGAGAACTAATGCTCGTTCGACTTTGCAAGCGACGCGGTGAATATCCAAGCGGCTCAATCGTTGATCTGCCACAGGCAGAGGCGGAAAGCCTGATTGGGTTTGGCTTGGCTGAGGCTGTTGCAGATGTCGACGCAGAGGCACCAACGCGGCTCGTAGAGCGCGCGAAAGTATCAAAGAATATGAGGACAGCCACCGTCACACAAACGGAGCCCAGCGTGGCTCCTGAAGGGGAGTAATGGCAACCATCATCGCCTCACAGAAGACCGTCGGAACTGAGCCAGTCTTGATTGCGACTGGGCTTGTCGGCGCGTCCTATGTCTACCTGCACTCCCCTACCGGCGGCAACACCGTCTACATCGGCAACAGCGATGTGACCACCTCCAACGGCTTCGCTCTTCCGAAGGATGAGATGCACCAGATCTGGCTACCAGAGGCTGACAAGCTGTACGCAGTGGTAGGATCTGGCACAGAAACGCTCTATGTGATGCACACAGGAGGCCGCTAATGTCCTACGCAACACTCTCTGAGTTCAAGGCTGCTGTCGGCATTACCGACACGACCGATGACACCGCGCTCCAGTCGGTGCTTGACGCAACCGACACGCTCATCGATCTCTACTGCGACCGCAAGACTGGCTTCGGCACAGCGTCCGAGACGCGCTACTACACGGCTGAGGACTGGGAGTATGTCCTGACCGATGATCTCGTCAGCGTCACGACGCTCCAGACAGATGATGACGCCAACGGCACCTACGAGACCACCTGGACGGCTGGCACTGACTATGTGCTCGCTCCGCGCAATGCGGCGCTTGATGGCTTCCCTTACACCGAGATCGATACGAGCGTCACCTGGCCGCGCAACTTCCCTAAGGATGTTTATCTCGGCGTAAAGGTGGTCGGCGTGTTCGGCTTCCCAGCCGTACCGGCTGCGGTCAAGCAGGCGGAGATCATTCAGGCTGGCGCTGTCTGGAACAGCCGCACCGCGCCATTCGGCGTGATCGGATCGGCTGACCTTGGCGGCATCCTGCGGATGAGCCGCGCTCTGCACCCAGAGGCTGCGCTGATCCTTGAGCCGTACCGCAAGCGCGGCGGCTTGGCACGATGACCGACCTGACCATCCTTGATGCCATTGCAGCTCGGCTGACGGCGGTCACGCCGCCGACTGGCTACACGCTCCGCAAGGCATACGCCACGCCTCCTGAGTCTCTGCCGGTCGTACCGGCTGCGATCCTCTTCCCTGGCGATGACTCGGTGACCATCGGCAACGGCAACCGCACCACGGTGCTGACCGTGGCGATCCGTCTGTATCTGCTCCCAATCCCACGGATGGAGGACAAGTACCGAGACCTCTACACTTGGCGCGCGTGGCTGCGAACAGCCTTTGACGGCGCGGTCACGATTAGTGGAAATGCCGTTCAAGTAGCAGTGACTGCTACTACACTCGGCACAGATACATACGCCGATCAGGATTACCTGACCGTAGAAGCAACTGCGGAAGTCACGGTCTATGACACCGTGGCGTTTACCGCGTAGAGCAAGGAGATCGAGAGATGGCAACTTACGGCGCAAAGGCTCTGACGCGAATCGCTGCTGCGTCGCAGTCAGGTTTCGGTACGGCCGCATCATTCGGCACTGCAACTGGCGAGATCCTCTTCAACGAGACTTTGGGCGCTCTTGACTTGGGCGTCGTGGTCGATATGGGCGAGACCACCTCAGTTGGTAAGCGCACCGCCATTCAGGCTGGGCGACCAACGATCACCGGCAAGGCTCCAGTGCTGACCATCGCAGAAGGTCCTGCATCGCTTCGCACCCTGCCACTCGTGCTTGACGCAATCGGCGCGAGCACCTCCGGCACGGCTTCGCCGTACACCTGGACTTGGTCGCCAACACAGGGTGATGTCGATACGCTCGTGTTCTACTCGTTCCTAGTCACTGACGGAGTGCAGAAGTATCTCGTCAAGGACGCAGCGCCGACAGAGATTACATTTACCGCCGATGCCACAGGTCTCCTGCAGATGGGCGCAACCTTCGCAGCAACGACCGTGGAATCGTCAGCGGCCGCGTTCGCTACGGCACTGCCAGCACAGCCAATGATGGCTGGTCGCCTGATGAAGTTGAGCACCGACACGAACTTCCCAGACAAGACCGGCACTGGCGCAACGGACTTCGCGTCGATCTACAACTTCAACCTGTCCATCCAGACTGGCGTAGGGATGATCACGGCGCTTGATGGCAGCCTTACGGCAGCCACGGCCGCGCTGACTGGCGTGCTTGATGCAACGCTGACCTTCACGGTAGCGAGCAACTCAGCCGCCACGACCTCATTCCCAATCACCGACATTGCCACGCAGAAGTACCTGCGCCTGTACGGCACGACTGCCGATAACTTTGGCGTGTGGATTCTCGGCTCATGGGAAATCGAGTCGATCACTCCGCTATCAGCCGACAACGAAGGCGTTGTGGTCAATGAGGTTGTCTGCCGCTTGGCATATGATGTGACCTCAGGCAAGTCGCTTGAGATCATCGTAGATTCGCCGCTGGCAACAGCGCCGTAAAGAGCAGCGCCTAGTGCGCTAGTAGGAGGGTAAATATGGAAACGGTAAAACTCGCCCTAGAGGGCAAGTACGCTGGATGGACGGCCGAGCTGCGAAAGCAAGTCTCGGCGCGCATCCTGCTGGACTTGGAATCTGGCGAAGCCAATCGAGCGCTTGGTGCGTTTTCTAAACTGATTGTGTCGCACAACTTCAAGGGGCTTGACGACAAGCCTGTTGAGGATGTGTTGGATGCTCCGGTAGATGCGCTGACGCAGACGCTTGATGCTTGGGTAAAGGCGAACCAGCCAGACCCCAAGTAAGGCTCGCTGCCAGGCGCCTGGCACTAGGGCAATCCTTTGTGCCACCGCCAGACATCATCTTTCATATCCTTGCTCAGAAGTTTGGGATGTGGCCGGATGAGGTGGCGAGCCTTCCGTTCGATCAGGTTCTGAAGGCGTGGACTATTCACGCGGAGATGCAACCGAAAGGGAAGTGATGCCAGCTGGAGTTATCCTTGAGGGGAAGTTCGATAAGAACTACGACCAACTTCGGCTCGGCTTTCTCAAAGGAGCAAAGCCCAGCGCCTTCAAGCGTCTTGCCACCTTCGCCACACTCAATGCGGCACGCACTTTCCAAAAGCCAATGAAGGAAAAGGCACCGCGCGGTGAGACTGGAAACCTACGCAAGCAGGTCAAGGCTCGTAAGGCTCGCTTCAATAATCCGGCAGCAGTCGTTGGAATCAAGGGCGGTAAGAACGGCGTGTTCTATGGCTGGCTGGTTGTTGGCGGCCAAGGAACAAGGCGCACCACCAAGAACGGAACCTTCTCAGTCAAGGGTGTCAAGGCGCGACCATTTGTTGATCAAGTGGTCAAGCAGCGCTCCAACATGAACCGCGCGCTAGAGTCATACAGCAACACTTTTGCCGCGTTTTATAACGACGAGCCATTCCGCAACACCATCCTGCATTTCAGAAGGGGTAACCAACGCTAATGGCTGTGAATCAGACTGCTAACTTTGTCGTAAAGGCGAAAGACTCTGCCTCAGGTCCGCTTGGCAAAATCGGCGGATCAATGGGCAAACTTGCCAAGACAAGTGGCCTCACCTTTGGCGCTATGGCCGCAGGTACCGCAGCAATTACAGCGGTTGTTGGCGCCCTAACCTATGCAGTAGGCAAGGCTGCCGCATTCGAGACAGCAATGCTCAATGTCAACAGCATTGCTAAGGTTTCACCTGAAGCATTTAAGGAACTGCAGGATTCTGTTCTTGACCTGAGCAAGCGACTGCCGCAAAGCGCTGAGACTCTTGCCCAGGGTCTCTACGACATCTCTTCCAGCGGATTCGCTGGCGCAGAAGGGATTAGGGTTCTCGAAGCAGCGGCAAAGGCCGCCTCTGCTGGACTGGCGCAGACTTCCGAATCCGCCGCAGGAATCACGGCTGTCCTCAACGCCTACTCCTACAGCGCCGATGAAGCTCAGCGCGTGTCCGACATTCTCTTCAAGATCGTTGATCGCGGTGTCATCACATTCCCACAACTTGCATCTGAAATCGGTAAGGTCACTGCGCTTTCTGCTCCGCTCGGCGTAAGCCTAGAAGATGTCGCCGCAGGCTTGGCGGTGCTGACCAAGAACGGTATTGACGCAGAGAACGCAACTACGCAGCTGAACGCGATTATGCAGGCGGTACTATCGCCAACGGCAAAGGCAACGAAACTTGCTGAAAAACTCGGTATCGACTTCACCGCAACTGGACTCAAGACCAAGGGCCTCAACGGCTTTATGGCAGACCTGATTAAGAAGACCGAGGGCAGCAATGAGGTTATCGCCGAACTGCTCGGCGACGCGCGTGCCATTCGAGGTGCGTTCGTTCTTGCAAAGAATGGCGGAGAGCAATTCAATCAAGAACTTGCATTGATGGCCAATGCCGCCGGTGCAACTGATACCGCTCTTTCCTATCAGGAGCAAGGATTAAACTACCAGCTCCAGGTTATGCAGAACAAGGTAGACGGCATCGCTATTGGGATCGGAACAGCACTGATCCCAATTGTAAGTGACTTTCTTGCGGCTATTGAAAATATGGGCGCAGGCATTGGCAGAGTACTTGATGAGCAGATGGGTCCGCTTCAGGAAGAACTTGCAAAAACAGGAGACCTCCTTGGGATCAGTTTTGATGTAAACCAAATGGATTTCTGGGATACCTTCTTCAAGCCACTTTCCGATGCAATTGATACTGCCACTAAGGTTCTTCAAGCGTTCAACATTGCGTATGAGGAGTTCTTGCGCCTCACTGGGCAGCCGGTGCCAAGCGACTTTGCCAATCTTCCAACAGCCCCTAGGTATACGGTTGACCCCAACACAGGTATGACCATTCCGACTGCCGCTGGAGCTGCAGCAACCACCGTCACAACCACCGTCAACATCGGCACCCAGAAGGTAGATACCGTGATTAGTAACGCACTTGGAAGGATCACAACACCTGGTCGGAACCGCTAAATGGCTGCACCGTTCACGCTTATCATCGCAGGAGTCACAGGCGCAGGGGCAGGCGGCGACCTGCTGACTCTGCCAGCCCCAGCCGCCACCACTACGCCCTATGTCGACCTTGGAAGCCTGACACTCACGATGTCTGGCGACGGTGGCGGTGGCGATATGTCCTTCGATGTGATTGAGACCAAGACTCCGAGCGGCACTACACCGTGGTGGCGCTCTGGTGGGGTCTACGACAATGCGCGCGTCCAGTTCTTTGATAGCCGCTACAGCGCATCCACGCCGATCTTCCTTGGCTATATCACTGGTATCAACGCCCAGCTGCTAGAGAATGGCGTAGGAACGCGTGCCACCGTGAGCGTTGAGGATGCAGACGGCTGGCTTCAGAAGACCATCATTCGCAGCGGCACGACAGGCATCAAGGCCACCTCATTCGTGGACTCGTTCACGCAGGGCGGCGCAACATCGACTGACCGAGACCACATCAACGCGCTCTTGGCAAAGATCAATACGCAGGTGAATGACGCTACGACGCGGCAACTGCTCAACACTGCAGTAATCAGCGGCTCTACGCGTGCGATCTTTGGTGGCTCCGCACAGACTATTGGTAAGCAGACATTTAAGGCCGCGACGCTGCAGAGCGCGCTTGACCAGATCGCTGAGGCGGCTGGTGGTATCGCAGAGGTGCAGTATCGCTACTGGATCGACACCGACGGCCGCCTCAACTACGCGCCAAAGACGGTCGCTCCAACCTATGCAACGGCTCCAGCCGAGATCGTCACCGATCCTGCCAGCGTCCAGACTGGTAGCACAACGACACCGACGCGCATTCTGGCGCGCGATCTGACCGTCAATCTTGATCACTCGGACATCGTCAAGGGCATCTTTGTCCAGCCTGACTCGGCGCTTGCGCGCTATGACAGCAACCAGACCTTCCCTACCGCACCAACCAACGATCCCTACTTCCGCACCTACACAGGAACCTATAGTCGAACAGGCGCAGGGCAAGCGGCTCGCAACGGCCCACTCGCCCACGAAGTCTTCAGCGCGCCAAAGGTAGTGGCGAAGGCTGACCGTGGAGCAACCATCGGCTCTTTGGCACGCGCCACGATGGTCTCACGCGGCAAGCCGGTACGCAGCGTCTCATTCACAATCGGTGGAGCGAACCTCAGCCAAACCGCAAACCCTGATTGGGAATATGGCTACACGCAGGGATACCCAGTCGCAGCGGCAACGCCGTACACGCTTGTCAAGGCGTGGCTCCCTGGGCAGTATGTGAAGATCAATGCGCCCACGCTAAACTGCTCCAACGAGATTCTCTATATCCCTACAGTGACAATGCGATTTGCAGAAGGTGGCGGCACCTACCAAGTGCAGTACGAGATTGAGGCGGACTTCCGCCGTAAGTATCTCAAGGGTCTTAGCGTATTGATTGGAGCGGACTAACGATGGGTAAGTACGGCACAAACCTAGAAGGCTTCGGCGGCTTTGAGGGCGGCGTCAACGGCGATAGCGGCGCAACACTGGTTGCCACCAACAGCGATGGAGAGAAGTCGCAACTCTTTGGACCGGCTGCCCTTCGAGAGATTCAAGCCAATGTCGCGAACGGTGACTTTGAAGTGCTTCCTAACGACGCAACAGCGGCTATTAGCGAGAGCAACCCTTTGCCGTACTGGAGTTTCACCGACAACTCAGGTGGCAGGATTGTCGCAACCAGCGCGCCTAGCACGCTGGCCGTAGGTCAAAACATTTTGCGCTTTACACTGACTAGCGCGGTCAATGCCGATGAGGTCTATTTCACGCGGTATGTACCAGTCCCAACATCAGAGGCTCGGACTTACGGCAACCAGCCGCGTGTGGCTATTGCGGCGGCAACAGCGTCAGCCAACTATCGGATTACTTGGTCAGCGCAGTATGTGATGGCAGACCTTGAAACGACAACTGGCACAAGTGCATCGTCCAATAAGACTGGAACAGAGATGAATACGGCTGTAAGCGGTGGTACTACTGGCGCTGAATATCAACTGAATCCAAACGGCACTGGCTCTGCTCCGGTCGATGCGGCATATCTCCTACTGAAACTGTCGGTAAACGCAACTGGATCAGTTGCAAGCGCAACACTTGACATTGCAGAAATCCGCATTGACCGCTCCACGATTCAATACCTTGTGGCAGATCAGTCTTTGTCAGATGACTTTGGTCCAGCGTCGCTCTACTTGTATCAGGGCAATCTTTTCTTGAGCAACGGCGGCGTGGTTGGCTCGGAGCCAAGGATCACTCTGGGCGCTGCGTCAGGAGACATCACGATAAACGCAACACCGCAAGGTCAGACAATCAGCTTGACCAGCGCATCTCGAACTGCAAGCACGGTCACCATTGTGACCACTCGCGCGCACAAGTTCTCAACTGGCTATGAGGTCATTGTCGCTGGCATTACAGGAACACCTGGAACGACGATGAACGGCACCTTTATTGTTACGGTGACCAACGCCACCACCTTCACCTACACCGCAGCCGGTACGGCTGGCTCTGGAACCGTGACTGGAGCAACGGTCAAGGCAGGTCCAGGCTCAGGCATCATCTATCTCAAGCCAGCCACTACCACCGCAGGGCGCGTGCAGATTGACGGCCCAAACTCGCTCTGGGTATCGCGTGCCACTGTTGCTTCAGCGACGCAGTCTCTTGCGAACAACACCGACACAAAGATTCTTCTTGACACTGCAAGCACCACGCCAAACGGCGACTCGTATGACCCTAAAAGCTGGTTCAGCAATGCCAACGATCAGATCACGGTGCAGCAGTCTGGGATGTATCTCATCCAAGGCGCTGTTGGCTTTGCAGCCAACGCAACTTCTCGTCGCGGTATGACTCTCCTAGTAAACGGAAGTGTGGTTGCATCGACTCAGGTTGCCGCATCTCCTGCCAACGAAACATCGCTAAACATCTCAACCAATGTGTATCTGTTTAGCGGCGACATCGTGACAATGAACGCTCGTCAAAACTCAGGCGGCGCGCTTAGTACGACGGTGGTCACTGGTGCATACCCAGTGCTGAGTGTTGCAAGGGTGGGTGCGTGATGGACGCTGAACTTCAGGCACTGGACGCAGCGATGGCTGCGGCTGCCGTTCACGGTTGGCAGGTGATTCTTATTGACCAGATTGACGGCGTGTGGACTGCTGACGCAGGGCTGCCAAACTCTTGGGATGAGCCAAAGCAGCGCGCCACTGGCGCAACTCGAACTGACGCGCTGCTGGCGCTGACTGCCGCGCTGGAGTCACGATGACACCGCGCCAGATTGACCAACTGATCGAGCGCCTGGACTCTCACTCGGCGAAGCTGGATGAGGTGCGCTCGGATGTGGATAAACTCAAAGGAGGACTAGTGGTCATTGGTGCGCTGTTGTTCAGCGTACTGGTGCCGCTCGTTGCATCGCTGCTTTCTAAGTGAAGCGGCTCGCGTTCCCACTGCTGGGAATCATCTTCAGCACGCTCATCTTCCTGCCCATCGTGCGCGCTGAGGATCTGCCGCAGCAGGGCGTGACGATGACGGTCTACCCAGAGATGTCGTGGCCGTTCGAGCCGTGGGTCACCCCACCGACAAGCGAGCCGTGCTACTCCGCCGTCGTGCCAAACATCGACTACGACTGGGGCGGCGCTCCACCGGCAGAGGGCTGCCCAGGCGACTTCTTCCTTGTGAACTTCACAGGCTGGCTGACCGTGCCAGAGAGCGGCCAGTGGGAGTTCCTCAACTGGAGCGACGATGGCTGGAGGATGACGCTAGACGGCGTGCTGACGATTGATGACTGGAACTTCCACGGCTGCGGCGGTCACTGGTCTGGGCCGAATGAGGGCTACTCGCAGCTGGTCGCAGGGCAGTCCTACGCGCTCGACATCTGGATGTTTGAGTGGGGCGGTGGCGCGTGCGCGCGTCTCTGGTACGGCGCACCGACGCTCGGCTATGGCGTGGTTCCTGCTGCGTGGCTAACTACCAGCGGTTTGCCAGCGCCCACTCCAACGCCGTCACCAGAGCCAAGCCCAGAGCCATCTGTTGAGCCAACGCCAGAACCAAGTCCATCAGAAAGTCCATCGCCAGAGCCTACCCCAACCCCTACAGAAAGTGAGATGCCAAGTGTTGAACCAACCCCAGAGCCGTCACCGACTGCCACACCCCAGCCGTCGCCCACGGCCGAGCCGTCGCCAGTTCCTACTCCGACAGTCACCCCTACTCCTACTCCCACTCCTGTACCTACTCCTGAACCATCAGTAAAGCCGTCGCCTACTGAGACTCCAACGCCTGAACCAACCGTGGAGCCAACACCTGAACCGACACCGTCACCAGATAACATTGCAGAGCAAACGGTTGCGGCAGTTGGTGAGGCTGTTGCTGCTGTCGCCGAGACCGTCACCAAGGCGATTGAGGCGATTACCAACCTAGGCAAGGATCTCTCACCTGCCGAGAAAGAGAAGGCTGCTCCGGTGGCGGTAGCAATCGTGATCAGCCAGGTGGCAAGTGCCGCTGTGGCTGCTGCGTCTAGCGCTGCTGCTGCGGCGAGAAAGGTGACCAAGTGATCAAGCGCATCATCGTTGATCTCGTCGGTGGAGCCTGGACGATTCTAGGCTTGCTCTTCGCTGTGGTCGTTCTGCCAGAGGGCGACACGCAGTCCACGATGGCCGCACTCTTCGGCGGTCTCACGCTGATCTGGCTACTGACTGGACCACTACGGTGGATGGAGGGTTGATGCCACACGCAGATCACATCGAGCAGGTACACCTACAGGGCTGGACGCGCGTTGACACCGCGCCGATGGAGTGGGTCGCGGTCGTACCGAACGACAATCACACCGCCTTCGGCGGCACGCTCTGGCGCATTGAGAACGACGGCAAAGAGTACGCCGTGGGCGTTACGGCTGGTCATCCAGTCAGCGCTGCTCTGGACTACGACGCAGCCGGTCGCGCACTCGCAGTGCTGATCAAGCAGGAGAACCCAGCGTGAAGTACAAGGTTAAGTCGCAGCTCTACTCAGACGCTGAAGCCCAACTAAAGGGCAGCAAGCAAATCCTAGATGACTGCACCTGGTCATCCTGTGCCGCCGCAGTCTCGTGGGCTTCTGGCTACACGGTCGACTACAGCGCCACTCAGGGCGTGGAAGCAATGAAGAAGGTCACTGGCCGCAAGGATGTGCAGGGCAAGTCCGATAACGGCGGCTCTCTCGCTGAGGCTGCAAAGGTCATCGCGCACCTAGGCGGCAAGGCTCGGTATGCGAAGTCGTGGGACGACGCAGTCGCCGCTGCCAAGGCTGGCGCGGCGTTGATGGTCTGGGTGCAGCAGCCAGTCGGCTACCCAGCAGGCGTAAAGATCAGCGCGTGGCACGACCGCTGGCACAAGTGGTGGAGCAAGCAACAGCCTGCCAAGATCACGGCTGGCTACGGCCATATGACGAGCGCAGGTTATGACCCTGTTGACGGCTGGCAGTGGGCTTGCCCAACTCGTGACGAGAAGGTCGCCGCTGAACGCTACGGCGTGCCAGTCACCGTTGAGCAGTTGCGCCAGATCGCCAGCAGTAAGTCGAAGGCAAAGAAGGCTGGCGTTGATTACAAGTGCCTGCTGATCGTGACGCATCCAGGCAAGGTCGCCGCTCCTGCGCCAGTCGCTGCTCCGGCAACGGCTCCAGTTCCAGCACCTGTCGCTGCGCCAGTTGTGGTAGCGCCAGTCGTGCCTGCGGCACCTACGCCAGCACCTGCTCCTAAAGTCGCCGTAGAGGCATCTAGGAGCCACGCAGAGCCACGAAAAGTGGCGAAGGGTACTAAGACACCTGACGCTGTACAGGCGCAGTTGGATCAGATCGGCAAGGCTGACTGGGGCGCTATCGCCGCAGACGGTCTCGCCGTCATCAATGCAGCAGCCGCTGCGACTAGCAAGGAGAAGGGTATGAACCGCATCTGGGCAGGTATCAAGTATGTCGCCGCGAACACGCAGGTCGATGAGATCGCGCTGGACTTTGTCCGCACCTTCCTCACGGTCAGCATCTCGGTGGCGCTCGGTCTGGGCATCCCACTCTTGGATATCCAAGGTGGCGACTTCCGCACCATCGTCTCCGCCGGTCTCGCCTCAGGGCTGGGCATCGTGGTCAAGGCACTTGACCGCGACAACGGCGCATACGGCCTCAAGCGCAACTAGCAATGCCAATCCGAGTCAAGCGCCCCTACGGCACTTGCTCGGTCTGCGAGCTACAGAGCAGGGTATGGGAGGTCGAGTCTGAGCAGGTGCTCCTCTGCGGCATCTGCCTCAGGCTCCTCATCGCCTTCGCTCTAGAGGACTTGTCGCAGCCGTCCTAGACGGCTTCCCCTGGGTGATCCCTCCTCACCCAGGGGCTATTCACTCTGCATAAAAGATACTCACGCAACAGGGTTGACAGGCGCGAACCGTTGACCCTATGATGCCTATGTCAGGAGGAAACCAGCCAGACGGTTGGACTGACAAGGAGGTCAAAGTGGACAAGAAGTGCATCGGTGGAAACATCGGCAAGAAGTGCACCGGCGAACGACTGCATAGCACTAAATATCGCGGTGGCAAGAAGTTGTATTGCACACCTTGCCTGTCGATCGTAATGCGTCGCCTCCAAGAGATGGCTGAATCGCCAGTTCGATTGGCGGTGCGCTGATGCGTTCAGCAATCATTGACGGTATTGGGTACGCGATCTTCATCGCGTGCATCTACATCGTGCTAGTAGTAGGAGGGTCACTGTGAAGGTCAATCGTAAGAGCACGCCAAAAATGGTCGTGCGGCCGTACTTCAGCAGCGAGTACGAGAAGCTCCAGCGAGAGTCACGCCGACAGGAGCGCTTCGAGTTTACCGTTGCGTTGATGATTGTCTGGATTCTGGCGGTCATTCTTTGGGAGGTGTTCGGATGAAGAAGTGGAAGTGCGTGATCTGCGCGCGGCAGATGGTCACCGAGATCAAGCCTTCGCTGATTGAGCGCCTCTGCGCTGACTGCAATGTCAGCCACTGGAAGAAGGTCGTAGACATCTACAGCAACGGCGATAAGGAGCGCCTAGCAGAAGCGAAGAGCAAGCTGCGCGCCGCAGAGAAGGCGCTCAACAACACACGACAGGAGGTCACACAGTGAGCAAGCGCTACGAGTTTGTATCTGCGCCACAGCGCAGCCCAGAGTGGTTCGAGATGCGGAAGGGCGGCATTACCGCCACCGGCATTACAGCCATCAACGGCACATCGCCATACAAGACGGCGTACCGTCTCTGGGCAGAGTTGACTGGTCAGGTCGGTGAGCAGCCAGCAGGTGCAGCCGCGCAGCGCGGCCAGATCCTAGAGCAGGCAGTGGCTGACTACTACACCGCAGAGACTGGCAAGAAGCTGCGAAAGAGCAACGGCATCGTGCGCCTCAAGGAGCACCCTTGGGCGATGGCATCGCTTGACCGCACGGTGGTCGGTGAGCCAGATCTTCTCGTAGAAATCAAAACTTCAACCAGCAACGCATGGGCGCTGGCACCTGTTCCCCAGATGTACATTGACCAAGTGCAGTGGCAGATGTTCTGCACAGGTGCTCGCGCCGTTGATGTGGCAGTCCTGCTCTCTGGGCTGGTCTTTCGCATTGAGCGCGTAGAGGCTGACCCTGTCTACCAGACGATGCTCTTCGATAAGGCCGTAGCGTTCCTAGACTTGGTCAAGACCAAGACTCCACCGCCGCTGACCGGCAACGACAGCGACACACTCGCGGAGGTCAAGCCGCAGATCAGCAATACCTACGCCAAGGCAGATCCGCAGCTCGATCACATCGCGCGCCTTTACATTGAGGCGAAGGCTGAGGCAGAGGCTGCTGACGCTGCACTCAAGGAGATGGCAATCGCCATCAAGGAAGCCATCGGTGAGGGCGAAGGCGTGAAGGGTCAGGGGTGGCTTGCCACTTGGAAGACCAACAAGAGCAGCGTCAAGGTGGACTGGGAGAGCATCGCGGATGTCCTCCGCACTGTTGCGCCAGACACCTACAGCGAAGCCATCAAGCGCTTCACCTCAGAGAAGCCAGGTGCGCGCGTGTTCCGCGTTCACGGCAAGGATGGTGATGCGTGATTGAGGTACCGATCACACCTGCGCTGATCATCCGCGCAGAGGAGATGTTCCTAGAGGCGCAGTCCAGCAATGGCTTGCGATTCCGCAAGGAGAAGGCGA